CACTGATCAGCAATAATTTTATGTTCTAACTGTGTACCATTGGCACATCTAAGCTCACAATAATGAATCCAAGACCGTAACGTACCATTCATATACAAGGTAGTAGGAGTCGACAGTGGAAGGATCTCTCTTGCACATTCTTTTGCTACACCTGCACACAACATTTCATGATAGAGGTGTAAGGACATATCATAGAGTTGATCAGCTTTAAGTTGAAAGTCTTGAACAGTATAAGGATCTAAGTCATCAACACTATTCTGTCTATTCTTTGTATCTTGTCTACGAAGATTAGGGATAACAGGACGTTCATGGACTTGAGCATACCTTTGACTAAACTCTTGAAAGCTAAAGGAACGATGTCTAAGGATTTGAGCTGCAATACTACGAGTAGTTTTAATTTCTACGCACATGTTCACCATTTCAAAAGGTGACCAGTGTTTATGTTTAACTAGATACTTAATCAGACGTGCACTGGTCTCAGTGTTATCTTGATTAGATGGATTAGAGACTCTAGCCATATAAGCTACGAGGTTATCACCATCAGGAGTAGAGTGGATTAGTTTTACTTTTGACATGTACAGTAAACAAAGGGTTGATAAGTAGGTCCATTCAGAGGATCACAAAATCAACCAGGAGTTAGTAAAAGAAAAAGAAGTTTGGTTGTCTTCCTTTGGGCGGTACTTACAGAATGTCCATTCAGCGGACATTATTAAAGGGGAGATTGTGTCTCCCCAAAAGTACAGAAAGAAGAGTCCACCCTTCTCTTCTCCCTGTATAACTGTCGGATTGCGTTAAACCCAGGTGGGGACTGAGTTGTCTACTGTGACACCAGAAGCCTGTCTACGTTGGTTTAAGTCCATTCCAAGGACCATATGATTAGCTGCTGCTTGAGGATTATCTTGCCATTCAGCAAGCATTTGATTCCATTCATCCTGCTTACGAGACTTCACTGCTTCGTGAGCAGAGATAGCAAAAGCATCAGTAAAGTACTTCACACCTTGTGCTAAACAGTCCAATCTGTCGTCATGTTTAACGGCACCTTTTTCCCGACACATACGGGACATTTGGTAGAACAACATGTACATCAGTCGACGTTCTGGAGCTTCATCAGGGTTAGAT